AAAGTTAATTGATTAACTGGTACTCCGAAACTCTGAGCTACAGGGGCATAAGCAATTCTAATATTTTTGATAACAGCTTGAATAGCAGATTCAACAGCACGAATATCTTCATCTCTAGGAACTAATACGCCACTGACATCTCTAGCATTATCTTTCAATAACTTCAATGATGCTTCATACTTCTTTAACGCAGCATCAATTTGACCTTCTGCCTTGAAAGCATCAGCTAACTTCTTAGGATCACCCTTAAAACCTTTTTGCAACTCATCATCTGGTAATTGTCGTTCTATAAATTTGGGTAGAATTTTTCTGAAATCTACAGTACCTGTAGCAATTGTGTCTGCTACATTTTTCAATCCAGAAAGGTCTGCTAATTGAGATTCTAACTTTTTCTGTATTTCTTTATTTAGTAAAGCTTTCTCTTCAAATTCTTTCCTTAATGCTGACAACTTTTCTTCTAACTCTCGCTTAGCCAAAGCAATCTTAGTCTTTGATAGTTCGATTGCATCTGCTCTTTCAGTTGCTGACAACTCTGCTAAAATATCTTTCTTCCTCTGAGCTAATAATTGTTCTAATCCAACTCTTGTAGTTATATCTTTACCTGCGGCATCAACAAGTGCAGCAGATAACTTTTCAAACTCTGCTTTTACTTGCTCGACTTTTACTCTACCAGTAACAGTATCCTTGAACCTAGGATCAATTCCGCCACCAGCATCGAAAGCTGAAAACTTATTAAATTCTTTAAATGCCGACTCAACATCAAGAAGTCTCTTCTTCTCTAAGTCTACTTGCTTTTGTGTAAGTTCTATTTCCTTATTCTTCGATCGTTCGATCTGACCCTGCAAATCTTGACGGGTTCTAAGTATATCATTTAAATCTTGTTCCAATCTTCTAGTGCTTACTAATGGGTCTGCATTCAAATTTTGCTGAATAATAAATCTATCTTTAGTAAGCTTAGCTGCCTCTTCAAGGAATTGAATACCTTCTTGTATTTTAGCATTATCTTGAGAGCCAACAAATTCTTTAGACTTAGCAATAAGTTCTTGAATTCTATTCTGCAAAATGAAAGTCTTTTGCTCATCAGTAGCAAATTGTAATCGCGTGTCTAGAAGCAAAGAGTCTACAGTATCACGGAAACCCAACAAACTTTTGCGCGAAGATTCTATTATCTGTTGGGCATCAGTAATCTGACTTTTAAGACTATTGATTCCTCTATTAATAGAATCAGTATATATCTTGAACGTATTACCGATTTCTGTAGCAGTAGCAATATTTTGTTGTCTAATCTTTGCTAACTGCTTATCATTTTCTACTTGTGCTTTAGACAATGCCTGTAAAGCACCTTGGAATCTAGGTTGAGCAGCCTCAATAAATTTCTTATTGGGGTCTTCACTAACTACTGCACCTAGTGCCTGTGCCTCATTTCTAACTTTCTTTATTTCAGCTTCTATCTCACCAAATTTTTCTACACCTTTATCAAGGAAATCATTCTTTGATGCCAACTCTAAAGCTGCAAGAGCAGCGGCAACGCCTAATAATCCAGGTACTAAAGCACGAAGCCCTCCACCAACAACAGCAAGTCTTTGACCTAATGTAAGTGTACTTGTTCCAGCAGCAGTAGCAGCGGAAGAATAGGCAAGAGTGATAGCAGTATTTGCTGCCATTGCTGTTCTGAAAGCAATAACTGCAATCACACCATCACGGAACAATCTAACCATCAAATTCAAAGCAGGAATGAAATCAGAGCCACCACCAAATATCTTATTTATCTGTCCGAAACCTTGAATAATCTGTGCTACTAAGGCTACAACAGATTGTCCAACATCATTAACAAAGAAATTTCTAATTTTGTTAAATTCAATCTCAAGCTGTGCAGCAGGTGACTCAAGTCTGATCTTAATTGCTTCATTGAATGTAGTAGCAAGCTTCTTGACATCCTGGAATTCTCTTGTTACTCTCTTAAAGTCATCAAAGTTATTGCTGATAGCTTCGAATGGCTTTTCTGCTCGAATCTCTTTAAAGAAGTCAGTAGCAGCTGCATTGCCAGCTTTGACTTCTGATGTCAGTTTCTCTAATAGGCCAACGAAACCAAATGTAGCTATCGCCTGAATGCCATCCTTCGAACCGATACTCTTAAAGAAGGCTTGTAGTTCGCGGGAAGGCTTTTGTAATTGAGTGAATAAGTTAGTGACAAATGTAAAAGCGTCGGATGTTAAGACACCTTGCTTAGTTAAAAATGCCACAGTGGCTGACAAGTCATTGATGCTTACGCCAACTGCTCTACCTTGCACAGCAACACGTCCAAAGACGTTTGCCATTTCTCCCAACACTACCCTACCTTCGTCAATTGTCTTGAAGAATAAAGCAGAAAGATTTCTAGCTTCAGTTACTGGTTGACCATAAGCATTGATTGCCGAGCTTAGGAGGTTAACAGCATCAGTAACGGTACCGCCAGTAGTCTTCGCTAAGTTAGTAGCTTCATCGACAAATGCCTTGATATTTGCACCCTTAGCAATCTGATTGGATGCAGTATCAAAGAATGCTTTCCCTACATCTTCTATCGCCTGACCTGTTCGATTAGATACCTCTACTATATCTTTACCGAACAGTGAGAATGAACGTTGTGCGTCTTGAGATATAGTTCTGATTAGTGATATTTGAATCTGCAAATCTCTAGCAGCATTGAACCCATCTTTGATACCTTGAGTAAATAAAGCAAAAAAGTTATAAGTAGCAAAGAATTGAGCAGACCTAGTAATATCACTCAATCCACGATTCAAGTCATTAAGTGCTGCTTTGTATGCCTCAATCTTCTTTTTGGAATCAGTAAATGTAAAATTTAATCTTTCTGTTCCATTCCTAAGCAATTGAGTTGTGGCTACAAATTTCTGAGTATCAGTAGTCCAACCTTGAATCGTCGATCTAACCCTAACACCAGCTTGATTATATTGTGCAGACGTAACAGTAACATCTTTTAATCTTTGATTCTGTAAATCAAGGATATCATTAAATTTCTTAAATTCATTTACAGCTTGGTTGATATCGGCCGTGACATTGATACTGGCCATTTCATCTCAGTTGCGAACGAGTTAAAAATTTTGATAAGTCCGGTAATCTACGACCTATGTTTGTTCTAATGTAATCATCCACAGCCTTTTCGCCAGCAGCGAAAGCACCCCATACCGAACGATCAAGTAAATCTACATAAGTGATATCTATTTTAAATTTGAGATAAAAAGCATTCTTCCCACTGGCTACAGTAGCACCGCTGATAACCAATATATCTTCTGGCTTACTAGAAAATGCACGTCCAGCATTAGTGGTCTTAAGCACCCTGCCGCCGCCAGGCGGATAGTAATACTCACGATACCTGAGTATCCTATCTACTACACTTCCACCCCTAGTTCCACGAATTCTAAAGCCTGATGTTTTATCTACACTTACCTTTCCAAATACATCCTCTGCATTTCTGAAAGCAGACCTAGCAAATCCTGTTCTAATTGGAATTCGTGGAACGGCAGCCAACAAGAATTTACGCCCAGCTTCAATAAGTACATCTCTGACCGCTTCTCTGATAGCATTAATAAATTGATTCCTAGCAAACTTATCTACATAAATACTATAGGTTATCCCTATCATGATCCCGCCCCTAAAGCAATAAGCTTAGCCTTTTCTGCATCAATTTTAGCTTCTTCATATTCCCTAATCTGACCATAGGCCAGAAGGAAAGCTTGATTGATAACTAGCATTTCATCCCAACTTGCTTTCACACCCGGAGGACGGATACCCATTCTTTCGCAAACTCTCCATATCATATAGTCGGCAGTACGGAAGTCCCAGATAAAGAGCCTGCCTGAGTTACTTCCGGTAGGGCTAAAAAACGCTTTCTAGCCTCTTCAAGCATAGCTTCAGAAAGGAAATTTGCTTTCTGGTATGTTTGAAATATCAAAGCACGTTCACCATCATTGAAACCATCATCCTTAAGTTCTTGCTCCCATTTATTATAAGTTTCCGGCTTAGCCATATCAACAGTTTCCCATTCCAAACCATCAGTTGCAGAAATCGATGTTAGAAAATGCCAGTGAGTTTTTCTAGTTGCCCAAGCATCAAGTAACACTGTGAATTCAGGATCATTACGATCCTGAACTATAGCACCCTTTATATTCTTTCTAACTGGTTCAGGTGGCGGTTCAGGATAATCTTCCATCACCGCCCTGAACTTAAAAGCGAAATCTCCCTCTGGTCTAGGTAGCACAAGTAATTCTTCACGCACTCCAGATGGTTTTCGACCCTGCAACTTCATGGTTTGTCCTTAATTAGGCATCAGTAAATATTCTTATGCAAATCGAGTAACTATTGCTTCAACAGCATTACACTTTCCTTGGCAAGATATAGTTCCTGCTTTCGGATCATGGTCCAATTGCTCATACCTGAACTTCGGTAAAACCACCTTTTCTTTCTTAACTCCCTCACATAAGGGTGGATCATGTATAAGACTGATGTTAATAGCAAACACCGCACAATTTGCCGGATCAGTATTTAACCATTCATCAGCAGGATCACGCCTCTTAAGCACATCTTCTGGAGTAGGCGGATCAGTAGCAGGAGTTCCAGCCGTAAGCTCTTCGTACATTAACTGGAAGCTAACATCCATTGGCTGTTGGTCGCCATCACGAACCTGGTCTAATAGACCACGGTCTAACTTGTACTCCCTAGCTTTCTTCTCACTCCAAGTCAAATTGCCTTCCCCGACCTTGATATCTAAGAAACGAGGACCGGCCAAAATTACATCAGCATCAGTTACAGCGGCAGTCAAAGCTGGACTGAATGTAATTGATGTTGTATTCAATACAGTTTCAACTGTGCTTACAACTGTAAATCCAGCGACACCATCGATTGTCAATCTGGCACCAACTGGAACCTGCCCAACAAAGCCATCAACAATCATTGTGGTAGTGCCTATTGGGTACCCCGCAACATTGTCTACGGCTCCAATTGCAGAATAGCCATCTTCAAATGAGATGGTACTATTCTTAAGGTCGATCATCATGGACTATTCTCCATTACGTACATTTCATAGTGTGCCTCTACAACTGCTTGATAGACCTCTACATTATCATCAATTTGTCCGAAGTCACTGATTTTAATTTCATCCATTGGCATCAATTGCATTGTACCAAATAGAGTTTCATTATCTACATCTGGTACTTTAAGTACATTACCTGTTCGATAGATACAAAAATCTCGATTTAAAAGCTGAGAAGCTATTCCTTGCAAATTCTCTCGGTCATAAAGATTGGCTTCATTTCGAGTAGAATTTACAAGTATATTGGCTTCTACTTTCAATCGAAATTCGCCCTTTGTACCACATGGCTTACAGTATGGCCCATCAAGTCTAAATTCAAAATGCTGGGGATGTTTATTTGTATCTCTGGTGTCACCTTCTACGAAAAGATGCACACCGCCAGTATTTTTCTTTATCTCTCTAAGCATCGATGCTTTTATCCATCGCTTTACATTAGTTAAGTTCATACTTCACCATATGGCTAAGCTGAAGTTGATTTTGACAAACTTCAGTTTGTACATCATAAGGAAGACTTCCCTTAACAGTTTTAGCTAAAAGTAAATGGCCCACACCATGTTCAAGAGTAACGATTTGAACCTTTTCAAATCGTTGCTCATCATGAATGACATAGCCATTTAAATCAGGCTTCAAACCATCAGGAAAATCTTCCTCCATAATGACAAATGAAGTAGAAGCATAGTCGTTCAAAGCACCATAGGTAAAGTTTTTATCTGCTGCAAGATAGCCAATATCTTGCACAAACTTTCTTAACAATGTAGTTGGCAGAAGTATGGCTGTAAAGTAAAATACTTGTTTCGTAAGCTTCCGTTCTCCAGAATCAGTCTGGAATTCGGAATGCTCAATCATTATATACCTAAGGTCTGTACCATAGTCCCTTTTGAACTTGTACAGAGTATTTCTAATAAAGCGTGTATTACCCATTATTTCTTTCTCGCAGAGCATCGATCAACCGTACATAACGGCCCCGAGCTTTTCATCCAGAACCTTAATTCCCGCAAGGAAGTCAAGGGTCCAAATGTGCTCTTGAGTTCGGATATCGTAACCAATGGTAGCACGCATGGTAAGCCCATTCATGCTTGCCGAAGACGATCTTGCACCAGCACCCGAGCGAACTGGAGCTAGGCCACGAATAGCCAACGTCATTGCATCCCTGTGGAATGCAAAGTTGTAAGCACCATTGGGGCCAATGTTTACTGTATCTGCATTCAAGATGGTCTGTTCCAATGGACGATCAAGCATGATTTGGGTATT